TACTACATCTGCCCTTGAGAATGCAGAGACATCTGCAATAGGCAGGGCATTAGCATCAATCGGATTAGCTGGCGGTGAGTATGCGTCTGCTAATGAGATGGAAGCTGTACCACGCAAGGCAGAGGTAATAGCTAAAAAGGAGGAGACAAAGCCAGTCAAATCAATGGCTGAAGAAATACAAAGCACTGATGGCTATGATGATGCTAAAGACAAAAGGCTTTATGTAGAAATCAAAGCCAAGCTAGAGGCTTGCATCAATGTTTCAGACGTTAATGCAATCTACATTAAGAACAAAGCATTTCTTGAATCGCTTGCTAAGAGAAACCCAAACAGGGCAAAGCACTTCAAGGATATGTTTTTAAACTACGAATCTAAATTTTATAAAGGAAATTAAAATGTCAGCAAGAGAATGGACAAAAATAGCAACAATCAAGCTATGGAAAAATGATGATGGCGGTAAAGCATTGGCGAGTAACGCATCATTCAAGCCTTATAAAGATGGGGCCAACCAAGACATTACATTATATGGCGATGTAAAATACTATGCACGCCTATACGAAAACGATGATGGCACATATTCTGTAGCGCTAACAGCACCGACAGATGCCCTGCCTACAGGTGGCGGCAGTAGCGGTGGCTTTGACATGAAAAAAGAAATGGCAAAGTCTGATGAAGAGCTAGACGATGATATCCCTTTCTAATTCATAAGGTAGGCTCTCCTCCCATTGCTGCCCAGGGGTGTGGCAAATCGCGTCTTAATGCAAGGCGGTAAACTTGTTAAAGCCAAGCCTACCGAGCGCTTTAAATTGACTAGGTACTGAAGCGCTTTAGTATTTGGTAAATTAAGACAACCCCTACTAACTATGAGGTTAAGATGAACAAAGAAGACTTACTAAAAGCAGCACTTGATGCTGTAACTGTACGAGGCTCTGCCTATGGCGATGCTTATACAAATCATAAACGCATAGCAGACATCTGGTCTGTGATACTGCAAACAAAGGTACGTCCTGACCAAGTAGCCCCTATGATGATAGGCGTTAAACTAGCTAGACTTATAGAAACCCCTGACCATGAGGACTCATATGTTGATATGGCAGGGTATGCAGCGACTGGCTCACAGGTTAAGGATGATGAAAAGCTAGTAGAGGTAGGCAGTAAGAGAGTTATAGATGGTTAAAAAGAAGGGGCCTACTAGCCGTGAGTTAGCTATGCGCAAGATTACTTGCGACTATTGCGGCAAAAAACATTTCGTTAAAGACGGTGATTGGGTAATCACGTCAAGCAATAAAGTGCTGTGCGATTACAGCAGGGATGATGATTGCTTTCATAAAAATAAGAGGGATGCAAATGAGCGCAGAAGAGTTCAAGAAACAACTAGAACAACTAAACGAGACAGTAATAAACTTCCATAAATATGAGGAGAAAAAAAGAGGCGGCTATGTAGCTAGATGGGTAGGCATATCCAACAAGGTGAGGAGCGAAAATGCCAGAAATATTAGCGGCTGGAAAAAGCATGGATGGATGTGATGGTAATAAGAAACGGTATTCCTATTATGTTCAAGGACACATCTACAATGAACCATGCAATGAGGACAACTCAGTACGGTGACTTGTACGAGACAGATGACGTCAAGCAGTATAGGTATTTATGTAAGCGACTAGCGTTTGCTAAATTCTATTATGTAAAGAAGAGATTTCCAGGCGGCAATCATTATAAGATAAGAGTGCTGCCCGAAAATGTATTTACGATGAAGTTATAAATATTACTTCTTCTTTTTCTTCTTCATACCCATTGGAGTTGTTGGCTTCTTCTTCGCTGCCTTCTTCTTCATTCCACCACCATAATGTCCTGGCATCACTTTCTTCCTTTCTTTGCTTTATTTCGTTTTGATATTGCTGCCGCCTTCTTTCTTGCGTCAGTTTTTGAGGACGCACCCCATGCCCTAAGCGATAATAACAACCGTGTCGGCTTGCCATTCTTCTTTTCTGGCCCTTTCATGTTGCCCATACGAGCTAAGAAACTAGCACGTCTAGGATTATCTCCTGATTTTACAGGACGTTTTAAGTTAGAGCCAGTAGTTCTTTTGAAAAATTTTCTGCCAGCCTCGTTAAGACCGCCTTTAGGATTCTGAAATCGTTTCGCCACCATCTACTCGCCTCATTCTTTCAACTAAACGTCTTGCTCTGTTTGGCACTTGTGTGTACCACTTTGAATCAACCATCTCATCCGCAGCGCCAGGCCAATCTCGTGCATCCACATTAGCTTTCATGCCTCTAAATTTAGATAGTCTTGGATAGCCCAGATTAAACATCATGTTTGCAATAATTAGTTGTACCTCTTCAGGTAGTTCTTTGAAGTCTTTATATAACCTATGGCAATCCTCAACAGTAACAGCAATATCTAGGTTAAAAGCAGCTTGTACACGACTCTGCTCTATAACAGTACCGACATCCTTGCCATACTCAGGGTCATTCTTTGTTATCAGATGCCCTATTCCAAAAGTAGGCAAGCCAAGATGGTCGAGGTAAATCTCATACTTACACCCTTCATCTTCAGCCAGCTCCTCTCTTAGCTTATCTAGGTTCATTTCTTTTTCTTTTTCTTCAATGCTTTAAAGTCAGCACCAGTAATTTTGTTACGAGGCGCTGCAACTCTTGCTAGTTTCTTTTGCTTCGGTGAATATTTTGTTCCTGGCATTACTTGCTCCTTTTCTTCAATACAGATGATAAAGTCTTTGCTTGTTTTGCATGTGACTTAGATGCTTTTTTAAGACCAGACACAACTTTTTTTACCTTTGCTCTGGTTTTGTTGTTCATAGCCATTATGTTACCTTTCTATACTTACGTGTTTTCTTCGCTATTTTTTTGGGCTGGGATACAAACTGCTTACCTTTTTTAGTTCCTCTTCGTTTAGCAGCCGTGGTAGCCGCGTACTCCTTTGGCGAGAGCGCTTTGATAGCTGCTGACGGTAAATACCGTTCTCCAGTCTCACTGGATTTCTTGCCACTTTTAGTTCTCCACTTTTGTTTGCCCCATTGCTTCAGGCTTCTCTGTGATTTCTTTAATGCCATTACTTATACCCACCGCCCTTGGCTTTGTATTGCTTTGCAAGCATCTGGGCTTTACGAGCTGACCACTGACCAGGCTTGCCACCCTTGCCGCCAGACTTTATCTGCTGAAACAAACGCTTTCTCATAGTAGGTTTGGTATAGTTACCAGCCTTGTTTACAGTAGATTTCTTTCTCATTTCTTGCCCTTCCTATCAAGAAACCCTTCGACTGCACCTCCACCAAAGTAAAAGCCTAATATAATTAACATAGCATAATTAATACTAAATTGCTCCATTACCTTTGTGACACTATCTGGGTTACCTTTGTCTAGTATGGTCATGCCTAATACAAGAACGTAAGAGCTAAGAAATGTTACCCCAAACATCAACGCCAGGTATCGCTGTGCAATTTTGAATGGTGCATAGGCTGCAAGTAAGTCTGTCTTAGCCCTTGCCTTCGCCTGTATTTCTTCTTCTGTTGATGTATGCATATCATCTATCAAGGACATACCTTTTGATATGACATCTCCAGAACCTAATATTTTACCAATAACCTGAAACATTATAGGGTACTCCTGTTATACCAAAGATAAAATATAAACATAAAAAAGCCAACCATTGTAATCACAAGAAAGAAAATACTAATTACTTCTACGAAATGTCTTCTCGCCTCTCTTTGAGCATACAATGTTTCTTTACGCTGTTGTCTTATGTCTTTTTCCATCTTTATTAGCTCTTGCCAGGCAGCAGGGCCACACATAGAGCTAATTAATTTACGCAAATCATCTCTCTGTGATTCAAGCTGTTTCTTTTGCGTAAACAATTCCATAGCTTCCTGTTCAACAGACTTGCCTGAAAATAGTTTCTTAAATATAGGTGGGTTCTTAGCCTCGTGATGCGCACGGTCTATGTCGGATACGGCTGACATCCAGCGAGACAAATCCTTGCCCATGCTTTCAATGTCTCTGCCTATAGACACGCCACGCTTTAGCGCATTAAACGCTGTACCAGCTATTGCCATTGCTGATACTGGGTCTACCATCTACTTACTCAACACTTTATCTAGTTTGTCTTCTAAGCGATGCAACATCTCCATCACTTGCCTCATGTCATCACGCAGCTCTACCTTAGTTGCATAGTCTTCTCTGGTTTTGTTCAGCAATATCTGCAAACGCTTTACCTCTGCAAACATCTGACGAAACGCCCAGAACACTGGCGCAATCACCACTGTTAGAATAATATTCCAGAATAGCATTGCGTCTAGTTCCATTATGCAAACTTTCTATGCGGTGTAGCTGGTGGGTCTATGGTTAGGTCAGCATCTTCTAGGATGGTAATGATGCTATCAGCCTCATCTCTCATCTTTCGTAGGTTAAGATGGTAGCCAGTAACAGGTGCTATCTCAGGATACTCATTGCCATCATCGTCTGTAAGTGTATTGCCTGTCGGTGCATAGATAGTGCCTACCTCATCTACGCCTATGGCCTTGGTGCTATGCAGTACCTTGTTGCCGTCCTCGTCTTCCCCGACAATATCAGTGCCATCAAGGGCAGTCAGCAATGCATCTCTGCTATCTGCTTTTACAAACCAGTCAGACTGTGTTAGCCCTTGCACAATATCTTGAGCCTCTTCTGCTACGTCAAACTGTACGTCTGCGCTAAATGCATTTAGTTCGTCATTCATTATAATAGCCTTTTCAAAATTCTGTTTGTTATTCTTGATGAAAAATAAGTAAGTCTCTTTATAATCATTGTTACAAATTTATTATTTCCCACAGTTCCTCCAGAAAAATAAACTTTATCAAGGGTTACTGGAACATCACCAGAAGTGTCTGAGCCAATTACAGACTGAGATATAGTAGACATAGCAAAGTCATCTTTTTTGTAAGCAAAACTTAAAGAATAATCATTACCCTCTGTGTAATCTCCTACAAACAATGCCGCTTGAGCAACATTGTTTTCTTCTACTCTTGCTGTAATTCTAGTACCAGAAATATTATTTAAGAAACTAATAAAATCTGTTGTTTCATTTCCATTGTCTGCTACCCCTAGAACGCTTCCAAAATCACCAGTAGCTCCAATAACATTAAATTTTGAAGCTATAGTACCCTCATTTAGATTATAGCCAACAAACGGCAAGTCAGTAGAAGCATAAGTCGGTAAATACTTTGTAGGCTCTGGTGGATATGGCGTAGCAGACGCACCTTCTTCTATCTGTGCGCCCCAGAGATATAGGCCAGATGAGCCGTCACCTGTGTAGGATTGAACATCATCTTTAACTAAGGGTATTTTGTAATCTGCTAAACCAGTATTTGTCCAAGACATAACGCATCTATACCAGCCATTATTTAAAGCAGTTATTGAAGCTACAGGGTTTCCATTAGAATTTGTAATCTCAAAAGAGCCAGAACCAGATAATGTAAAGACTACTCTTGTTACCCCATCAGCAGTGCTAAAGGAATCTAAAGCAACTTGATTTCTTTCTCCAGCTTTTGCGTGAACAGAAAAAGTCTGTTGACCAATTAAATCACCTGCATTATTAGAGAATTTTCTAACCCAATGAGCACCTGTGTTTGTGTCTTCTACAATCTTGTCAGCAGTTGTATTACCATCAGGTGCGGCTATTACGTTAGTAGAAACAGTTGTTCTCGTTAAGCTCCAAGCACTAAAATCCTCTGCATCGGTGATAAGCGTAGGTGCTTGCTCTAGCTGTGCGCCCCATACGTGCAGACCATTTGTAGTAGCTGTATCATTAGGTAAGAGAATTCTTACAAAACCACTACCAGCCGCAGTTACTCCTTCAACAGCTACCCTATACCAACCATCACTAGCCTCTTGAATATATCCCCTTCCAGTAGAAACAGTGCCATTTGATAAATCAAAAATTACACTACTTTGAGCAACAATACCGCCAGTATCTACTAGATAGGCTATAACGCCAGTAAACTCATCTGGCTTAACATAAAAAGAAAAAACATAATGTGCATTTAAAAATGTAAAGGATTGGGCTACATATCCTATTCCAGTTGAACCGCCATCATCTGATATTTTATCAGCAGTTGTTAAGCCATCTGGTGCTGTCGTGTCATTGGCTGTAACTGTTGCCCTAGTAGCTGTCCAAGTCGTACTCAAATCCTCTGATTGCAG